GATGAAGCAAGGTGATGGATCTTTTAAAGTTATGAAGCATACAGGTAAGTTTGTTCCTCATAAAGGTGCAAGTCTTACTGCTAATTTCTCTGTTCAAAAGATGCATAGCAATGGCAAGAAAACTACAACAACAAAAAAGAAAGCCTAAAAAGAAAAAAGCTCTTTATATTAAACAACAAAAAGACAGAAGGCATAATCAATAATGGCACTTAAAAAAAGTCAAAGAAGTCTTAAAGCTTGGTCTAAACAAAAATGGCGTACTAAGTCTGGCAAACCTAGTGCTAAAACAGGCGAAAGATATTTACCTGAGAAAGCTATAAAAGCTTTATCTGCTAAAGAGTATGCTGCTACTACTAAAAAGAAAAGAGAAGATACAAAGAAAGGTAAGCAGCACAGTAAGCAGCCTAAAAAGATTTCAAAGAAAACCAGATCTTATAGGAAAAAATCATGAAAGAAGAATATAAAAAGGGCGGCAAGGCTAAAAAGAAACGTGATCCTAGACTAGCGAGGGCAGGAGTTAGTGGCTATAACAAACCGAAGCGTACACCGAAACACAAAACGAAGAGTCATGTGGTTGTGGCAAAACAGGGAGACAAAATTAAAACAATCCGTTTTGGACAACAAGGAGTTAGAGGAGCAGGAAAGAGTCCTAAAACAGCCAAAGATAAAGCAAGAAAGAAAAGTTATTATGCCAGACACAACGCCCAAGATGCTAGTCCATCAAAATTAAGTGCGAGATATTGGTCGCACAAAGTTAAATGGTAATTTTAAAAACTATATTTTAATTTATATTTATATTCAAACTTAGTAGAGTATTCTTCTGTCTTTACTCCCTCTTCTATATATAACTTTCCATTAGAATACCATGCATATCCATCAGTAACCCATAAAATAAAAATTAAAGTATATGCACAAATAGCCCACGGCCCTGTTAAGTGATATCTAATAGTATCAAAGTTCACACGCACCTCCTATACAAGCAAGCTCCTGAGAGCCTGTAGTGTTATCTTCAGTTTCAAAGTCTTTTAAATCTTCCCAATTAATATCTTTAGGCATACCTTTAAGCAACTCTGTATATTTATCTTTATCAATCTCTTCATAGGGAGCTTGTTGATATACATGATCACTATAAGGAAGCAAAGATATTCCACTACATAGATCAAAGTTTTCCCAGATCCACTGAGCTACCTGAAGAAACTCATCATCTGTATAATATATGGTTATACTTGGTTTATGTTCGCACCAATGATTCTGATAAGCTTTCCACAGTTCTAATTGTTCCATAGCCCCTACTTGTCTAACAGTAACACTTTTCTTAGGAGACTTTACAGGAAAAGAAAATACCAAAGATTCTGGTGAGTGAACATCTTGCTCAAAGGAAAAGCCACTATTAGCCATAAACACAGCAAGAGGATCTTTCTTGTCACTCCGAACTCTTCTAATATAATGTTCTGAAAAACGAGGATGAATGCCAGAAGCAGAATTAACAAGCTGACTAACAGTGCCGCTTGGTTTAACGCAAGTAATAGCGGCTGATTGATTAATTCCAAGTTTATTTGCCCAGACTTTGTTAGTAGCAATTGCAACATCTTTAAGTTCCTTTAGTACTCTTTCTAATGCTTGAGGGTTCTTGCCTCCTAATACCGGGTGATCCATTATCCCGGTTAAGCTTACACCAAGTAATGCCTCTTCTTCTGTATTACGTTTCCACATATTACGAAGATATCTAAAGTCAGTAAGTGTAGCCTGTAGTGTACCTATAATAGAAGCTATACGAACTTTTTCTTTTAAATCTGCTGTAGTATCTTTAGATCTTACAACCACCTCTGATAGATTACAGAACTGATTAGACCTAAGTATAATCTCACTACAAGGATTAGTACCAAAGTCTTTATCAGGATCTCTACGTCCATTCCTTCCTGCTATTTTCTGTGCAGCTATTCTGCTAAAGATACCTCGCTCACCTGCTTTACTTTCGTAGATGGTCTGCATCTCACTAAGAAAGGCTTCAAAGTCTGGTTTCTCTGTATAAGCTACAGAATTATTAGCAAGTCTACGCTGCCCTTCTGTCTCCCACCATTGACCTGACTTAGCTTTAGCCATACGAGGATCTGATAAGTTTGATAAGCTTATAAGGGCTGAACGTCTTACGCCTCCTACTACAACTATATCTGCTATCTTACAACAGAGATCGTGACACTCTATAGAATTAAGCTGTCTTCCTGCTGCCTTTTGAAATATTCCTACAGTAAAATTAAATAAATCATCTAAAGGTTCTGGGCCACTAGCTCTACCTCCAAAGATTTTAAGTCTAGCACCAGCAGGTCTAATCTTTGACATATCCCACTTAGGTATCTTACCTGCATATAACAGGCTTATTAGTTCCCTGTATGCAGATGCCCATCCTATTTTACTATCTGCTACAACAACAGTAGTTTCTGTCTTATGGAATGTCTCAGCTATTACAGGAAGTTTATTTACAAACTTTCTTTCTACGCTAAAGCCTACTCCAGTGCCGCACATAAGAACATACATCAACTCATCAAAAGCTCTAGGACTATCTATATGAAGATAACTACAGTTAAAACCTGCTACGTTATCTCGTTTAAGAGCTTCACCTGCTGTCATCATACACCGCATAGAGGGCATAACATCTAGATTATATATAGCGTTATATAATTGGGCTGCATCTTCTTTGGATAACTGTTCTCTATCTTCAAAGAAAGTTACATAGCGACTGACTGTTTCACTCCAAGTCTCTCTACGATTTTCTTCAGGAATCCAACGAGCATATCGGCTCTTATGTATGAATTGTTGGTACTTGTCCATTATTTTTCCTTTTAACTTGTTTATGTTCTGATGCAGAGCGTGACTTTTTAAACTTTTTCTTACGTTCAAACCTGTCACGCCTTGCATCTTTTCTTTCGTTAGTCATTTGATTCTACTATTTCTACAATTTTATTTAGATACCATATAGCTTTCCTAGCATCTTCCACAGTTTTACCTTTACTAAATAATCTAGATCCAGTATATTTTAATACATTACCGTGGCAATACATTAAAGCTCCGTGAGTGTCCAACACATCTACTATATAATCTATAGTTTCTATATTACCTTTATTATAGTGTGGAGGATGATTTACAGCTTCAGTAATAGCATCGGAGGCTTTATCCCAACCACCAGTATGTGCATAAATTACTTTATCATTTTTACTAGAACTGTTTCCTGATGTTAAAACATACTCGTCATCAGGATCAGTAATTGTAAAAGACATTTTATTTTCCATCTAAGTTCTCTCTTTTTTGTGGGTTAATCCAATCGTCAGGTATACTTTGTCGGCTATACCAAACAAAACCATTTGCTGTAGCCCACTCACCATGACTCCTTTTAGTTCCATCTTTACGTCTTTTTGCTTGAGGCATTGGCGCAGAAGGATTAGCAAATAAAAACACAAGCTCTGTATTCTCAGGTAAAGCTTGTTTAATCCAAACATACTTATTAAATTCTGCATAGTCCCAAAACCTTCCTTTTGCTTCTAATAAAATTATCTTGCCGTCTATCTCCTTAATAAAATCTGGATGATATTTATGTTCAACTATATAAGGAACTGTATCTGGATGATGACTCCACCCATCTAAAATACCTGTATGTAGTTCATATTCAAAGGTAGAGTCATAGCCATTAACAAGATTTTTATCTCTTGGTCTTTTAACTCTTCTTTTTCGTGGCGGTTTTATTTTTATATCACTCAATGTATTGTTGCTCCTCTTCTTTCGATTTCTGCAACTAAGAGTTTATTTAAATCTATAAGAAAAGTAGTATCTACATTTTCAATATCACCACTATTAAACAAGTAACTACCTGCAAATATAATCATTTCTTCTAAATCCTCAAGCGATTTATTTTCCATTCTATTGCCTCCAAAGTTATATCTTCTACTCTTAACTTAGGGTTATTTCTAAGCAAATATTTTACTTGTTTTTGAATCCATCTAGGATGGTAAGTAGTTAAGTGTGTAGTTTTATCTTGATTAAAATAACTCTTAACTGGCATAAAACGATGATGATTTTTTAAAGTTATCTTCTTCGCTTCTTCATCGCTTACTAATGTATAGAGCCATTCAATAGCAATTAGTTCCGCTTGACGTTTAATTTTTTTATATTTTTTTCTGTTCATAGAATCTCCTGTACTCTAGGTTCAACTTTTACCTTAGTAAAATATGCAGGGCCGCTAGAATATTTAAAAGTTCTAAGACCAGCACCGTCATTAGACTCTGCATGACATTCAAATTTATATTTACACCAAGTACAGTTTTTATCTAGTTTCATGTTTCCTTTCTTTCCTTCTGGAACAGGAGGATAACAAAAATCAGGTTTAGTATTAGAGTCTAATTGTGTAATAGTTTTATTTATTTTTTGTTTAATATTAGGCTTTTCTAAATCATCAGGTCTATATAAACAAAGTTCTCCTGACTCTTTATTAATAACAAAGAACCCACCGCCTTCAGTTCCTTCTGCGCTTTCATAAGCAGCTAACTGACTTAGATAACCAAATGGATCGTTATCTGCCAATGTGCCTTCTTTAAATTTATTAAAGGCAAACTTAGAAGCTGTCTTTATATCTACAACTTCGCCATCTATTTTACAATCCATGTGTCCAGTAATACCCTCAACCTTTACTTCTTTTTGTTCATCAGTAACTGTATGTCCAGACATCCTAGCTAACATTAATAAAATTTCTTCTAGTAAGTGTCCGTATAAAAATTTAATTTGAAGAGGGGCAGAGGCAGTATTTTGTTCGGAGTCTCTTTTTTCAAACCATAACTGTCGGGTAGGCTTACCTACATTGGACATTCGTAATGTAAAATCTTTATTTCTTTCTGAAGGATCAGACCAAGAAAGAATAGCATTCTTTATACCTTCCATAGTTTTATCTATGTTATCTTTAGATAAAGGAAGAGGTTGTCCTTTCGATAAATCTTCTAACTCTTTATAGATATCTGGTATTAAATTATTTAATTTTTTCATGCTCTATGCTCCACAAATCTAAGCTTTCTAGTATCGGCATTAAAACCTAGAAACCTAACATTTTGTTCTTTTTGTTCTTTACTTCGTGGGCCTACTCCTCCTTGATTACTTTTAGGTTTAAGAGTCTTAACATCTATTAAAGTTATTTCTCCATCTTTCATAGCTATTAAATCTACTATCCCGGTACAGCCACAGTTTTTAAAGACTTCATATCCGTTATCCCAAAGCCAAGTAACAGCATAGTATTCTGCCATGTCTCCTTTTCTATTTGTATCTTCAATGCGTTTCATACCAGTTGTCTCCTATTTTATATTCACCGTCCAAAGGACAGTTAAGTTTAAAGGAACAAGTGGCTTCTTTAATTGATTGAACACCAAGCTTCCCTACTTCTTGGGCTTGGCTTTCAATAACTTCTAACTGCCATTCGTCATGAACATTTGCAACAAACTTTGCATTTAATTGTTTTTCTTTTAGCTTATTATAAAAGATAACTAAAGCTTCTTTCATAACTATAGAACCGCCACCTTGAAGTTTAGTATTTAAAGCAGCGTGTTCGCTTCTAACAGTAAGTTTACGTCCATCTAAACCTTTAATAAATCCAGTTGACGCTTCTCTTGATACTCTATCTTTAAGAGATTTAAATGATGGGAGACCAGCAAAAAAGCGTTCTCTAAGTCTTTCACCTGCTTCTCTACCTCTCCCAACCACTGCTCCAAGCTTTGCCGATCCTGCTCCGTAGCAGAGTGCATATATAAATGTTTTTGCTTGATCTCTAGATTTAAGTCCAATAAGGTTTTGATTGGCGGTGTGAATGTCTCCTCTAAGAATTTCATTTGTATACTCCTCATCATTCATTTCATGCGCTAACATTCTTAATTCTAAACCT